CAACTACCCCATAAGGAGTTGCTCTAGCCCATGAAATATGATGATGTAAACCAACCCAAACATTATATGGGTGAGGGTGTAGATGGGCAAAACATTGAATGTATAGATGCCATGGTCGCTGTTTACGGTGAAGAAAGAGTAAAGGAATGGGCAGAAGTAAATGCTTTCAAATACCAGTGGCGACAAGGCAAAAAAGGTGATCAGGCAGAACACCTAAAAGATAAACAAAAA